TGGTATCAGAGCTCAACAGAATGTTGGGCTAGATACATTTGGCAATCCTTGTCTGAGGGAAAGGGGTCATTCACTCCTTTGAGAGAAACACTTGTGAGGTTTTTCTTTTGCTTATCTATTTGTTATCTTTTCTTTTGTTCTAAAAAGACGGCAGGGCGTAAGTCACCAGGAGAGTGCAGTGAGACCGGTGATAGACACAAGGAAGGAGCAGGTTAATGAGCAGGGAAGAGGATTACAAAGCTTTTCTTGAAGAGTGGAACCCTGACCCAAAAGATAAGGAAGCCAATTTTCTCGACTCAATTCTACCTGAGCCTCACCATCTGAACAGGCACTATTACAACTTACCTTGTTTCCACCTAGAATCAACTGCTCATAATCACTCATTAGGAAAGAAGTCTTCAGAACCAACCACCTCATCTCAACTTGACCTTTTGCTTACCCTAGTTCATAACCAGTCCATCCATTACGATAGAACCATCCGTTTTCACCAAGCAATATTCTCTCAACTTGAAAGAATAGAAACTCGTTTGACCACCCTAGAAGCCAGACAACCCCCAACCTCAAACACAAACCAAACACAAACCCCCAAACCACCTAGGAAGGAATACCTTGACCTTTTTCAAAGGCTTGAGGACCGACTCAAAGCCATTGAGGATAACATCCCTTCATGAGTAGTTGGATTTCATCATCTGAAACCTCAGTTTACAAAGATACATTAGAAGCCGTTTCCACACTATCAGGGGATCACGAAGGAGGAGAAGGTTTCGTCAAACCCGATACCCTTGGAAGCAAAGGGATCACCCATTGTGTCAAACAGAACAATTTCCAGATACAAATCTTGGTACAAATAACTAAGAGGTTGGAAGACATCCAACTGTTACTGGAGAAACAAGGGGAGCGTATTAACGCCCTCGAAAAGGAAGTAAAAACCCTGAAGACTGCAGACTTTAAAGTTCCAGAAGACGTCATTGACGACCTTACCAAGAAGTTTGCTGCTATAGAAACTTCTGCCTTGAAGAAGGCAAAGCAAAAGGTTACAAAGGAGAAGACTCCTTTTCTCATTCACCACGACCCCTACGAGCTCAATAAGAGCATCAAAAGATGAGTCGTACAGAGACAGTCACAATCCCTGTAGTCGAAGACCAGATCAGAGACTACAGAAGAATGCAAAGGGCCAGGCATGAGGCTCAAAGAAGGTTGCCACCAATTCTCGGAGGAAGGCGAAGGGACAGGCAAGGTCCCCAGAGAATTGAGGAAGAAATTAACCCTAATCGGGAGCTAAGTGCAAGTAGTAGACGACGAGCTTCCATGGTACCGGCGGAGGTACTCTACAATTCAGGAGACACCAATGTCAGAAACAGAGTATATGAGCACTACTCTGAACAACGGGGCCTGATTGTAAACAGTCAAGAAGATTTCCGATATATCCAGGAGTCTAGCTACAATACCCTAAGAAATTCTGGGTATGAACATATACATATCGGCATGATGATGGTAAGAGTCCTCACCCTGCATAGGACACATGCTGGTGTAAAAGCATTAGTCACCTTTCGTGATACAAGGTGGCAAGGAGAATTGTCCATTCTCGGACAAATGGAGCTGGATCTGTCGGAGGGATCGCAGCCAGTATTTACTGCACCAAACCTAATGTGTAGCATCCATGACTTCTTTCATCATATACAGGTTGCAGTAAACACCATGGAATATGACACTTGGATAGCAGGGGAAAGCAACCTGCTAATTACAAGAGGGTTAGTAGCAAGAATCACTAATTCATCAGTTAGTGGATTCAGATTTGGCATAGAAGGAGTCCTGAACTATTTTAATAGTAAGGGAGTGATGGCCATTAAAGCTAGGCCCAGAAGTACACTTGCCCAGAGGGGTATAGCATGGGAATTAAGGCCAACTTCTATACCAAGGCCAATACAAGCACCAACAAGTGCTGTCGTGAGAGAGACGTCCAGAGGAAACCTATCTACAAGGTTCTTTGGATATGAGGATGTTCCTGCGAAGGAACCATTCAAATCGCCATTTGACAAAACAGAATATGAGGAAGATGGCGAAACATCCCAACCAAGGAGATTTACACGGGTGAATGAAGAAACTAAAGATAATTACGCCTTAGTAATCATAGCAACTGAGAGTCCAGACTTCCCAGAAGAAGGCCTCGCAGAGGGAGACTATTACACTGGCCAAGTGCTAAGTGACAATTGGGAAGACGATTATTTGGAGGATTGGCTTGAAGAATCACAGCCCCAGATAAATATATCTTTCTCTGAAGAAGAAGATATAATTAGCACTTTCCTTGGAAATGATGAAAAAGAATCCTGTTACCAGTCTTCTTTTTTCGGAGACAGGGTGGAGGAGGAGGACAGTCTGAATCCGAAGCTCGAAACTGATGAGGAATGGGAAGTAGAGACCATTAGGACGGAAACAACAGAAGTATCACAAACCGTCCTACCCATTTATCAAGAGGCCCAGACCCTGAAAAATGAAGCAGTACAAGGGTTGGCTGAAGAAATGAGCTATAAAAATCTACACAAAATGCAGGAAAAACTGGCAAAGAATATGGCACTCAGTGGAGTGGAAAGCTCTGGTTCAGGAGCAGGAGTATACAATCCCTATGACATGAGGGAAGATACTTCAAATAGACCACCAGGATTTGCAGCGGCCCAAGGGCTCAGACAAAATATCCCAGAAGTATCGAATTTTGTCGGAGGAGCAAGGCCACCCCCAAAATCAAAAGTTCCCTATGGAGCACCAGCAAACTGGAATTTACCATCAGCTCAGCAGAGCCAAGGAGTGATGCTGGTTTTACCTTATGATATTGGGATGTATGCTGAGGTAATTAATCGGTGGGAGAGCATTAATGTCAATGTAGTCAACAGCATGAATTGGGATTCCAACCAGGATAAGGTTGACTTCATAGAAAACCTGCTTGGAGAAACAGAGAAGCAGATAGTGGTGTCCTGGAGGATGCAATTTGAAAAGGATTACAAAAGGCTTGTGGAGATGGCAGGAGATATAAGGAATGTTACCTCCGCCATAAGGGTGATTTTTCTTACAGAAGATCCAGCGCAAGGGTCAACTGTAGAGCAGGATAGGGCTTACGCAGACCTGGAGCGTTTGCCAACACCAGAAATGAAGAATATTTTCCAGTTCTTAAATCAATACAAGAAGTTAGCAGCAGCATCTGGAAAAATGTGGATAACCTCAGAATTGTCTGAGAAGCTTTTCAGGAAACTGCCACCCATTATTGGGCCAGCAGTGGAGACAGCCTTCAAGCTCAGGTACCCAGGTTTAGATATTGGGGTACCCACGAGGATAAATTTTATCTACCATTATCTAATGGAGGTATGCAAGCAGGCAGCGCTGCAGAGGAGCATGGAGGATTTGTCCTTTTGTTCTCAGATACCCATACCTGGAGACTACAACAGAGAAGGGAAGAAATATGGTCTCAGGAAAGCGGGAACATACAAAGGGAAACCTCACAACACTCATGTGAGAGCCTTTAAGAAGAAAGATCAGCAAAAACAGAGGAAATGCGCATGTTTTATTTGTGGAGAACCTGATCATTTTGCCAGAGAATGCCCGAGGAGCGGGAAAGGAAATATAAACAGGGTTCACTACTACGACAATCTTAATATCCCACAAGATTGGGACATTATGTCAGTGGACCCTGATGAACCAATGTCAGACGCAATCTGCAGCATGTCTGAAGGAGAAGCAGGATTTTCAGCCACTGCTTTCCAATTTGATGACGATCTCCCCTATGGGGAAGGAGCAGGAATTAATTTGGGATTCGTTATGATTCAAGGACCAATCCCAAATGCAAATGAAAACTCATGGATGGTCAGATATCCCCTGGAAGGAAGTCAACAAAGCTGTGATCATCAATGGGAGGAAGGAGCGGCAATTCCGCAAGGAGAACCTAAGAATTGTGGATTTTGCAGGCTAGAAACAAGAATCACTAGCAGGATAAGTTGCCCTCAATGCCAGCTAAAGGCATGTTTGCTTTGTGCTAAGAGAAGGTTAGGAATTGAAGTAAAGAAAGAGGAAGAAGTTACATGGAAATTTCAAAACAAAGATGAATTGATCAACAATCTTTATCTCCACAACGCCTTCCTAATCAAAGAAAACTCCTTGTTGAAGGAACAATTACAGCTAGCACAAAGAAGGGTTGCTAACAATGCAATGCTAACAGGAGCAGATTTACAAGCATTCATGGAAGATTACAGAAACTTGACTGTCGAAACTTCACAAAGAATAGCAGAAGGAACCAGAGGTCCCTTAGGACAGGCAGCAAGAAACTGGAGGAAAGAAGCAGATGTAGAATGGACTGAAGAAGAAGAAGATGAAGATGAAGGTGAACAAGTTGGAGGAGTAGTTTTCCCAGAAGGGATCAACAGTGAAGAATGCTATTCAACCTCAGTAAAGAAGGCGTCCAAGAAACTCTACAACGTCAGAGTAACTTTTGAAATCCCTGGAGTTGAAAAATTTACTGCAATGGCAATCATTGATACAGGAGCAACATGTTGCTGCATTGATCAAAGAGTAGTTCCAGAAGGAGCCACTGAAGAAGCTGCAGTACCATCAGTTTTTCATGGGATTAATTCTCAATCACTTGCTAAAAAGCGCCTTAAGGCAGGAAAAATATTCTTAGGGGATAATTACTTCAAGATTCCCTATATTTATTGTTTTCAAATGCAGGTGAAAGGAATTGATATGTTAATAGGATGTAACTTCATCAAATCCATGGGAGGAGGACTAAGGATTGAAGGAACAACGGTCACTTTCTACAAAAATGTGACTACAGTCCAAACCCAAGCAGAAGATCTTGGAGCCCCAAATGCCGGAGATCAAGATGGGCTCCCACAACAACAAGTGGCGGAGTTATTAACTGCCGAGGCAGTACTGGATCATCAAGAGGCATACTTCGCTCAACCAGAAAAACCAATTGATCAGAAGTTCAAACATGTTTTGGGCCCAATACTTGCTGATCTCAAAGCTCAAGGCTTTATTGGAGAAGACCCAGTGAAACACTGGAAGAAGAATCAGGTGATATGTAAACTTGAGATTATCAATCCTGACATCACAATCCAGGCCCAACCATTGAAGCACGTGACTGCAGAAATGGAAAAATCTTTCAAAACTCAGGTAGATGGACTCTTAAAATTGAGAGTCATCAGGCCCAGCAAAAGCAGGCACAGAACGCTGGCCCTGTTAGTCAAATCGGGTACCTCTATAGACCCGTTAACAGGTAAGGAAGTCAAGGGGAAGGAACGAATGGTCTATGACTACCGACAGCTTAACAATAATACTCACAAAGATCAGTATTCTCTGCCTGGTATCAATACTATCATACAGAAGGTAGGCCGTGCAAAGGTTTACTCAAAATTTGACCTCAAGTCAGGATTTCATCAAGTTGCAATGGATGAAGACTCGATCCCCTGGACAGCTTTCCTAGTGCCAGGAGGACTCTATGAGTGGCTAGTTATGCCATTTGGACTTCGGAATGCACCAGCCATATTCCAAAGGAAGATGGATGAAGTTTTTGGGGACCTAAAGGATTTCATCGCAGTTTACATAGATGATATTCTTGTCTTCTCTGAAACTCACGAACAGCATGCCCAGCACATCAAAAGGATGCTCCTTAGGTGTAAAAAGCATGGATTGGTTCTATCTCCTTCCAAGATGAAAATAGCACAGAAGGAAATAGAATTCTTAGGGGCAACCCTAACAGGTGGTCAAATCAAACTGCAGGACCACATTGTAAAGAAAATCGCTGCTGTAGACGATAAGTCTTTACAAACAACAAAGGGCCTCCGCTCTTGGCTCGGCATCATCAATTATACAAGGGCCTACATCCCTAATTGCGGAACACTGTTAGGACCACTATATTCAAAGGTGGGACTACATGGAGATAAAAGGTGGAAGGCTAGTGACTGGCAGCTAGTAAAGCAGATTAAACGCTTGGTCCAGATTCTGCCGACGCTCGAAATACCACCAAAAGATTGCCACATAATCATCGAGACAGATGGTTGTATGGAAGGATGGGGCGGCATATGCAAGTGGTGTCCCATCAGGAAAAAGGCAAAGAAAGAAGAGCGAATCTGCGCCTATGTGTCGGGAAAATTTCTGACCGTCAAATCTACGATTGACGCAGAGATCTTTGCGGTGATGGAATCACTGTCAGCTCTAAAGATCTATTTTCTCGATAAGGAGGAAATAACAGTGAGGACTGATTGCCAAGCAATCATTTCCTTCTACAATAAGCAAGCCCAAAATAAGCCTTCGCGCGTAAGGTGGCTCGCTTTTTGCGACTATATAAACGGTAACGGCCTTTGTGTGAAATTCGAACACATCAAAGGAGAGGAGAATTTCCTAGCTGATCATCTTTCCAGGATTACAGCTCTCTTAGTTACAGGACCATGGCCAACAGAGGAGGAAGCAGAGGAACTGGGAACATTCCTGGCAGTAGCAGACGACACAAGTATTTCATCCACATTAACCAGGGAAACGAAAGAATCCCTCATACAACTTTCCGGGACTGTGATGGAAACTTGGTGCTCCCAGAGGTTACAGCTCAACTCTACTGCCCAAAACTCACAGGGACAACAACAGAAGAAGGTGTATCCCTCCAAACAGCAACTGAACATAGGGCAAGGATGTCCTCCATTAAGGACTCGGAATACCAGAAATTCCTTACCCAAGCTGCAACAGTTGACACCATCTTCCGTAAAGAGCTGGAAGCCACCAAAAGCTGTGCAGGTGGCAGGGATAATTACTACAGAGATATGCTCCCAGCCATGGAAGAAAGGCAAAGGATAATGGAGCAAATCTCCGAACTGACAGCTCAGCTGAATGAGCTGATGGATTGTAGTTTCTGATTAATTGTCTAGTAAGAACTCAAGATTAATTTCTTGTGGCCCAACGACAATTATTGAAGGAACTTTTTAGGTGGTCGACAACTTTAGTTGGTGGTGTGCAAGTTGTCACCTTTATCTTTAATTATTGTATCCACTTTACATAGTGGCTAAGTTTTCGCCCTCTTTTGTAAAAGAGGGAATCTATTAGCTGTCGATGGGGCCCAATGAGCACCCGAGCTACTCTTTTCTACCTTATTTAAGAGCATCCTTATTTCAGTTGTAATCATCCAAGTTTCTATTCAAGAAATATATTACAAGTTTGAATACTCTGATATCTTTTAGCTTCCGCACTATTTTGAGTCTTTGATTTTTCAACATTCTTCTTAGACTCTTGAGAGATCCATTGCATATTTCTGAGTTTTAAGTTTCAGAATTCAGGAATCGGGCCAATTTTTGT